CTAAAAAGGCTATGGATGTCACAGTCAAGTGGGATGGAGCACCAGCGGTGTTCACTGGCATCAACCCCGAGAACGGAAAGTTCTTCGTCGCAACCAAATCACTTTTCAACAAGACACCAAAGATCAACTATACCGATGCCGACATTGACGCTAACCACAAAGGTGGTTTGGCAGAAAAACTAAAGGTTGCATTACAGGAACTTCCAAAACTTGGAATTAAGGGCGTGTTACAAGGCGACATGCTTTTCACCAACGATGTATCAACGGACGTTATCGATGGCGAGTCCTACTATGTCTTTACCCCCAACACAATCACCTACGCAGTGCCTGTCAACTCGAAGTTGGGAAAGACAATTAACTCAGCAGGACTAGGGATTGTCTTCCACACCACATACACCGGTGACACCATCGCCGATCTTGCGGCACAATTTGGTGCAGATGTCTCTGGTCTCAAAAAGACGAAGGGTGTCTGGTTTCAAGATGCTTCGTACAGGGATCTCTCTGGCAAGGCTACGTTCACGGCGAGCGATGATGAAGAAGTTCGTCGCTACGTCAAAGGAACTGAAAGAATCGTAAAAGCCAATCGCAAACTTTTAAACGACATTGCAAAAAGTCCGATGAAAGATATTATCAAGATTTATCTGAACGCCAACGTTCGGGCTGGGGTTGACCGTGGAGATGTTAAGGGTCTGGCATCATTGATGCGGGGAAGGTTTGCAACAAAGATTTCTTCCCTAAAAACTGAGAAGGCTCAACTGCGGGTGAAGGAAGAGGAGAAAGAAATGCTCACTTTCTTGAAAAAGATCAGCCGAGGTCTTGATCAAATCTTCACCGCACACAACTATCTGGCTAAAGCAAAGATGATTGTGCTTAGAAAACTACAGGCACTAAATACTATGCCGTCATTTATTAAAACGAGTGATGGATACAGAGTTACCGATCCCGAGGGATTTGTGGCAATTGATAGCACGGGGAAAGCAGTGAAACTTGTTGATCGTATGGAGTTCTCACGGGCTAACTTTACAGTCGATAAAGACTGGGACAAATAGAAAGGTACAAAAATGAGACTTCCTAAAGAGTACAGAAAATTTGCAGTCCCCGGTGGCTACGCTAAGTGCAATAATGCGTATGGACGCAAAATGCTTCGCAAGTTTGGATTCGGTCCAGTGGTGGAAGCAGCCCCGGTAGCCCCAGCAACCCCTAAGAAAAAGAAGGTTGCAAAGAAAAAGACTGACTAAATACAGTAGACCAATCAAAGGAGATCTATTATGGAATTTGTATCAACAACTTACGGACTCATCGCTCACACAGTAATCACTTTTATCGCGGGTGCTTTGATTGGCAGACCACTTTGGGAATGGGCAAGAACCTACTTGCCGTGGAACAAGTAATTGTTCGTACCCGAAGTGGGGGGTGTTCTTTACACACAGCGTAGGAGGTGATCAACAAATGAAACCGAATACTATCGGCGTGGATCGTCATGAACTTAGTGAAGAACGCTCTGCAAGCAAGAAGGCGGTTCTTACATTTGGGCGTTTTAACCCGCCCACTTCGGGACACGAACTATTGGTGTCTAAGGTTGTCGGAGAAGCGAAGAAGCGGAAAGCCGATAACTTCATATTCGCCAGCCATTCTCAAGACAAGAAGAAGAATCCACTCGACTCAAAAACCAAGAACAAATACATGAAGGCTTTCTTCAAGAAAGCCACAATTATGTATAATCCTGCTGTTCGCACAATCTTCGAGGCTATCGGATATTTAGCGGATGAAGGATACAAAGACATTACTGTCGTTGTTGGTGGAGACAGAGTAGACGAGTTCGAAAGAACTATCAGACCATACGTCAATCACCCAGATCCAGATAAGTCTTTTGACCTCGACTCGTTCGATGTCGTGAGTGCGGGGCAGCGTGACCCCGATGCTAAAGACATCACGGGTATGTCTGCATCAAAGATGCGTGCAGCCGCCGCTGACGGCAACTTCAAAGATTTTAAACTAGGTGTACCCACCTCAGTATCCGACACATTAGCCCGTAAACTTTTTGACGATGTTAGAAAGGGCATGGGTGTTCGTGGTGGTGATATCGTAGAAGAGGTCGCTCGACTACCAAAGCGTAGGGTTAGAATTGTTGTTTTCACAAAAGACGGCAGCGAGGGTACAGCAAAAAGAATTGTAGAAGAATGTGGGAAGAGTGGAAATCAAGTCTTTATTGCAGAGGTTCCCTCCGCCCGAGTCATTAAACAAGATAATGGCGACTTCGTTATTCGCAACAAAGATGGTTCAGAATTCATCGCCAATCGTCTGAATACAGTAATCGTTGTTCGAGTTGTTGCGGGGGGAAGAACCCTTGATAATGTCTCACAACTACAAGCAGCCGGGTTCTTTGTGGTAAACTCAATCGAGGCAATTGAGTCATGTAACGATAAATTTAGAACGTCTGTATTACTCAACGAGGCAGGATTGCCGACTCCCAAAACAAGCATTATCACCGATCCTGACTTGGCACTTGCTGCCCACAAGGAAGTCGGCGGTCAGTTCCCCGTGGTTATGAAAACAGTCTCGGGTGCTGGTGGTCGTGGTGTCTTTATCATTGAAAGTGATATGTCCTTGAAGTCAACTGTCTCTGCTTTCTTCGAGAGCGATGCACAGACCGAACTTTTGATTCAAGAATTCATTCCAATCAATGGAGACATCCGAGTCCTAGTCCTGAATGGCGAGGTAGTTGGTGCGATGCACCGCCAGAAGGTCAAGAAGGATTTCAGAAGCAATGCCTCTCTGGGTGCTAATGTAAAAGAGGCAGAGGTGTCTGATGAAATCAAAGACCTTGCAATGAACGCCGCTAAGGCTATGGGTTGCTACTACTGTGGTGTAGATATCGCAATCAGAAAAAGAAACAGAAAACCATTCATCCTTGAAGTTAACACATCACCCGGATCTGAGAACATTGAAAAGGCTACGGGTCAGAATGTGATTGGCAAACTAGTGAACGTAATCACTGAAAAGGAAAATTGGATCTACCCACCAACAACCGTTGGAAGGCGAGAGGTCATTGACATTAATGGTATCGGGAAGGTTGTCGCTAAGTTTGATACAGGCAACACCGCACCAAACACGCTACATGCAGACACATTCACTATTGCTAATGGTATTGTGACTTGGAACCACAGCGGAAAAACCTTCACCAATAAAGTTGTGCGGACCCTTAACATCGAGCAGGGTGGAATCGCCTCACACAGAGAGGACAGACCTGTAATCGAGTTAGACATGGAGTTCATGGGTGTCAAGTATCCTAAGCAACATTTTACACTAGATGATAGATCTGATAAATCAACCCCCGTTCTCGTTGGCGTTCCTTTCATGAAGCAATTCCATATTGTCGTGGATTCGAGCAAAACTTATATCAAAACTAAGCGTCTTGATGAATATGCTGGTGGAAACTTGGTTGGAACCGATACTCTTACTAAAAAGCGTAAGAAGATGACCCCCGGACAGGTAAATGAAATCGCAGATACATACTTCAAAGGAGTTTTACTATGTCAGGATTAGGTCACGGACCATTTAACGGAAACGACAACAGCATTAAAAATGTTGCGGACGTTGCTAGACAGATTATGTCTAGTGGTAGCCCCCAAGTGGATATGCACTCCAACGTAACACCAGAACACATCGCTGCTGCGGCTGATGATGTGCGACAAAATGCAACCACACTTGAGGACAGAAACAATATCATCACCAAACACATGAGAGAAATTGGTGATGAAAACACAACCACGGGTAATGTTGCAGCATTCTCAAATGAAGTGCTTAGACAGGCAAACACCCGCAGACCACCACAGGAGCAATGATGAAAACTTTCAAGGAACTTAGAAGTCAGGTTAACGAGGAATACTACACTGGTCCCACTGCCTATTCGGGTAGCGACAGAACCAATGTTGGAGATGAGGGCGGTGCTGATCTTGGTTCCTACGCGAACGGCTCCCGTAAGACTAACGGCATTAAGGCGACAAACCCCGTTGTTGATAACCTTAAGCAGATGGTTGCTGGACTAAACGTTGAGATGTCCGGCACTAAGTTTGGAGCAAACGCAGTTGTTAGTGCGATCACAAAGGCTAGAGCAAAGTTTAACCTTACTGGTATGAACTTTAATATCGACGCTGGTGGTATTCACAGTGCCATTGCCGAGGGTGACAGATATGTCACTTCTTTGATGTTTGGTGATCGTCCCCTCGGGGGAGATTCTCCAGTTGAAGATCTCATCGCAAATGGAGAGATTGGAAACGTAGAGGAAACCCCCATTGAAAAGCAATTACCTGCGGTCAGTCTTGGGTTTAACTTTGTCCCATCTGGCACAGGATTCAGGATTACAGCAGAACTTGTATAATTATGAACTTTATGAGGCTGGACGATAGCAATATCGTCACCTATGCGATGAATAACTATGTGAATCCCTCATGCACTGACATTAAAGAGTTTGAGGAAGATTTTAACAAGTTTAAATATATCAAGAGACTATTCAATCGTTATGAATCAGCAGGTGTGCTTCGTGAGAGACTAATACTCAATCACATGATCACCCTTTACAATGTGTTTGGAAGAACACCTGCTACTAGGATGCTCTTTAATCGGTGTGCGGAAAAACACTACATCATGCTCAAGACATTTCTTGTCTTTCTAAATTACTGTCCCGAAAAAATGTTTGACGGGATCGATATTGAGAGTATACCGTGTGATCCATTTATAGTAAAAGCACTGAGGAACATCGATGCCTAATTTTAGTAAGACAATTGAAAGACTACTCAAACTTGAAACAATGAGACTTGAGCCTGCGGACACAGACTGTTTGATTGAGTCTCTTTCTCTTTTCGATGTAGACCAACCAATTAAAAGTATCGAGAGTGTTTTTGATATGTTTGTGGACAACTCTGCTTTCATTGAAGAAGAGATCTACAGTAAAACCTATCAAAACATGCCGGGTAATTATGGTGATTACTATGTTCAGTCACCAGAGGTTATGGACTTGATTCGCTCACTTCCATTCAATCTTAGACAAGCACTTCCGGGTCTCGGTAAGCAAAAGAAAATCAATCAAGCCATTTTGTTTAACAAACTAAAGAGCGAACTCATAATTGTCAACAAAGACGAAATGGACTTCTACTTAGCAAGAGGATACAACCTAATCGATGAACAAGTTGCGTATGCGTCAGAGGAAACTATTTCTGGGGCTGATGGTCTTAACACTGATGGTACTGGTAAAGTTCGCGGTTTTGACAAACCTCTTTTCATGAGGAACCGCAAAGAACTTTCTAAGTATTTGGGCAAAGTTTTTGAGATTCCTTCCGCACTATTCGACCGGATGAAAAAAGGTAGAAAGAAGTTTGAAAGTTGGGGTGGCTATATTGAAGAAGATGGCGATGAAACTTTCGTCTCTGATATTAAGTCATACTCCTTGCGTAACAACGGTAGACCCGTGATCATTCAAAACTCAGACACTGGAGAAAGAGCCATGCTTCGTCGTAAGCAAGGTGATAATAGATTGATCTACAACAGAAAGAGAAACAGTAATGCTTGAGTTTTTATCCCCCGACTTCTTGTCGCTAATCGCAGGCTCCGCAACTGGTTTTCTTTTCAAAGCAATAGCAGAACGCCGTCAGAATGATCAGGAACGATTCATGCGTGCGATGGGTGCTGCTGACAAGCAAAATGAAACTGCAAATGCTGCGACCGAACGAGTTGGTATTGATGCTGGTAAATTGGTAAGAAGATTCATTGTTTTGTGTATTATGTTTGGAACAATCATTGCTCCGTTTATTCTTCCATTCTTCAGTGTGCCTGTCGTGGTCGAGCATGAGAGTATGAGGTATGAGTGGTGGGACTTCTTTGGTCTGTTTGGACACATGGGAAGAACGTACACTGAAGTGCATGGGTATCTCTTTACCGAGGAAAATCGACAGATCCTTGTTACAATCGTAGGTTTCTACTTCGGGACTGCCGTCAAAGGAAGGTAAAAAATGAAAAAGATGAGACCCCAATATCTCTACAAAGCGGTCGTGACTAAAATTGTAGATGGAGACACTGTTGACCTTCTGGTTGATTGTGGATTTAACATCATCAAAAAAGAGCGTATCCGATTCTACGGTGTGGACGCATGGGAGACTCGCGGCGAAGAGCGAGAACGCGGTTTGTTGGCAAAGCAATTTGTCGAAGAGGTTATTCCCGTAGGCTCAGAGGTCATGGTGAGAACTGGGAAAGAGCAGGGAAAATTTGGTCGATATCTGGGTGAAATTTTCGTAAACGATGAAAGTCTAAACGAGATGTTACTCGAAGAAGGACACGCGGAGTTGTACAAATGAGATACTTGTTTTTACTAATATTGTCTGGCTGTAGCACCAAACAACAAGTAGGATCATTTCCCTCTGGAAGTAACATGTCATTGGACGAAGCCGCGAAGCCCGTTAATGTGAAACTTGGTGCAGGGGACGCTCTTGGATATCAAACGTTTCAGGAGATGAGTATCTTTACTCCAGAGAACATTACATTTTACCTTTTGATGCTTGGTGTCACTGGCTTTCTCGTGTGGAAAGAGTTTTTAGGCAAGAAGCGATAGCCTGTCTGATCATCCATGTTTTATAGATAAAAGCGAGACATACCTAACGACATCGGAGAAACTGGATGAAGAGAGAGGTCTTGCTCTTGAACCAAAGCGAAGAAGTTCTTCAAATTATTTCTTGGAAGCGAGCGGTGCGACTGCTCCATTCAGGTCGTGCAACGAAACCATACAAGTATAGTAACTCATATGAGATAAGGACAGTCACGGGGGTTTATAGTCTACCCACTGCGATTGTCCTTCTTGAATATGTACTTCTACCATCAGACAACTTCAAACCAACTAGAAGAAATGTATTCAAGCGGGATAAGTGGACTTGTCAGTATTGTGGTTTTCGATCACACGACCCTACAAAATTAACAGTCGATCATGTCCATCCAAGATGTATGGGTGGCGATTCTTCTTGGACCAATCTAGTCACAGCGTGTCCTACATGTAACCAGAAAAAAGCAAATCATTCTCTTCGTGAGTGTGATATGACTCTCAAAGAAAAACCAAAGAAACCAAACTTCTATGCCATGCGATTGGTGGGTTTAGATGGGACTGGAAAAAAAATGTGGTCTCGCTGGCTTTCTCATCTAGAAAGAGTTTTTAGGTAAGAAGCGGTAGCCTGCTTGCAGATAAAGTAAGCGTCTGCAATATCAGACACGGGTGATCCAATATTTGCCCGAGTGGGTGTGATCAACTTCTGCAAGTCAACACCGGTGTGAGTTTTGAATGACTTCACCATACCATCTTTGTTTGCGTTACCTTTACCTGTAGCAAATTTTTTAACCGAGGTCGGGGCGATCACTTCAATGGGGATTCTATGTTCCCACAACTTGTATTTTAAAAGCCCACAGTTCTCTGCGATCTGAAAAATTGCACGACCTGCCGCTCCATAAGCATATCCCTCCAGCCCCACATAATCGCACCCCTGAACTTTCTCGACTGCCCAGTCAGATATGGAATCATATCGTTGACAATCAGTGCTGTACTCATTGAATAGTTGTCCGTGGAATCTGTATTGATAAACTTGAGCCAACTTTTTAGTGTTTGTTAAAAAGTAGAAAGAACATTGCTTTACATTGAAATCTCCAAGACCCTCATAGACACACACACAAGGACCGTTCAGCGAGTAGTCGATTCCAGCGACTGCTATTCTTTTATTCTTCTTCGTCATTTTCTCTGATCGCCGCCTTAAACTTTAGAAGATCATTTAAAACTTCTTGTCTATTTTTACAAGATCCACATGGAGTCACACCACCCATAGTAAGAAGTTCAATACTTTCCTTCACCAGATCACCCAAGCCTTTATCCTCGATTCGATCTCTAATAAATTTTGGAAAGCGTGATACATCCATACCATATTTAGGTACAGTTTTCAGCCCTCACAACCCCAGTTTCCAAGAATGGTAGTCAGGTCAAGGAAACCAACCACACCATCGGCATTTGCATCACCCACACAAGTTCCACAATCGCTATCGTCAGTTCCTTCCAAGAAACCAAACTCATCAGCAGCGGACCAACCAGCCAACCAATTTTCGCCGGGAGCAAAACCACCACGATAGGTCACGGGTGAGTAGAAACCATTTGCAGGTGCGGGAGCAGATGTCGTGATGATGGCAGAGTCAATCGGTGTCGGGTCAATCGACGCAACAGCACTCACGGACTTGCCACCGACAACAACACTCGGCGAACGAACCAGTGAGCGAATTGGAAGTTCTGCGGTTTCAACATTTGTCGCACGCATTGACGCAGGCACGATGTCGTAGTATGGATCGTCCGTGATATCACCAAAACCAGAGATGATGTTGTTTGACAATTCTGCAAGTTTACCATCGGTTTGTGCTTGATACAGGTTGTCCATCATAGACGAAGCACCAGCGTTCACATAATCAATGTAGGCAATCCCGTCCGTCCCTACTGCGTCAGTCTCAAAGCGTTCAGCGAGCGTCAGAGTCCCGTTATGACCATATCCCGAAGAACCATCTCCGTCATCCCCGTCAACACGAACGAGTTTGTCGCCCCTACCGATAAAGATATTGTTTCGGAATTGAACCGATGCGTTGTCTCTCCAAGTGGTCGTGCCGTCACCGGATTCGGTATTCGCAATCGTAGTAAAGTTATAGATTGCAGCACGGGTTCTTGGTTGTGCGTCAGAGTTTTCTGCACCATCAAACTCAAAGATATTGTCTCCGAGTCCAGAGCCTTGTGAAGCGTTTCGTGAGTAACCTTGTACAATCAGACCAAACTGTGATCGACCTCTCCAGCCTTGATCAACGTCAAACGAGTCATCACCGACATTCCAAATGGAAACATACTTGAGGTCAACTGTGCCGCCCCAAATCTCGATGCCGTCATCGACATTGTTCATTACTTCAATGTGGTGGATTTTCGTATTCCGACCAATAGCACCAAGAGACAGACCATTGAGTTCGTTAGAAAGTCCGACAACTCTACCCGCATAGCGAATAGACAGATAAGATAAATTACCTGCATCATAATCGTCATTACCACCACCATAATTATTTAGAGATGGGTCGCCTGCCGTTTCAACAAGTCCTTCCATGTTTGCTTGATTAGACGCACTCGGAGTCGGGGTGTTGTTCGGGAATCCACCGGAGTTAGTCGTTCCGTCAAACCCGATGAAGGCATCACCACAAAGTGTAAGATTACCCCACTCGTTTGCAGACGCTCTCCAAGTTCCATCGTCAAGGGTAGAGGTCATCACGACTGGTGCGTGTCGCTCTCCGTTCACAAAGATTTGTCCTCCATTTGTTACACATAACCCACCCGCACCATTCGCAGATGCTTCGGAAGCAATCACTGTCCCTGCTTCAATTGTCAAAGTTGCTCCCGGCAAGACATAGATTTGTTTCGTCAAGTTGTAAACATTGTCAGCCGTCCAAGTTGTTGATGTTGCGATGTCTTCGGTGACATCAATGTTTGCTGAAAGTAAGATAACGCTCAAAAGTAAGTGCATAATGGTCCCTAAAATACTTATCCCAGTTCGTGTTATTAACTTGTGTGAAATCGGTTAGCGTTTAATTAAGTGTAAAAGAAAACAGCCCACCTTTCGATGGGCTGCTTTCAGTTTTTGAGATGTCTAGTATGATCAGAAAGTGATTCTGATTCCGACATTCACAGAGTCTTCACCGGCATCAGCGTAGTCGTACTCCGCTGCGATGAAAGCGTTTTCGCCAAGTTGGTAAGTTGCACCAATGGCGAGTTCATAATCAAACTCGGAACCAGTCTCTGCTCTTCCGTAAAAGCCCAGATCGCCAATACATTCGCGTTCTGCAAGGAAGAGGGTTCCATACCACTCATCTCCAACGTCCGTGTAGGAGACAAAAGAATCACCACGACTAAAGTCAACGGTCCAAGAGTCGGAAACATCTCCTTCAAGGAAACCAACTCCAACAGAACCAAAGCCAAGATCGTAGGCTGCTCGACCGGAGAAGTTGGCTTCGTTTAGATCGCCGTCAGTTCCTCCGTATACGAGTTCAAAAGAAAGGTCTCCATACTCTGCACCCCAACCAATACCATCGGTGGAAACATCGTCACCAATAGTGGCGTTGTATGCAACAGAGTTTGTGAGACCATAATTGAAACCGAGATAGGTGTCTGCGAGTTCCGCAGAGAAAACCTTCTGGAAACGACCAAAAGTCACGGTTCCAAAATTACCGGTATCATAGGCGAGGTTCCCAAAAAGAACATCAACCTCTGATACATTGTCGGTGGTTTGAAAAACAAGATTGAAAGCAACAGCATCAACCTTGTATGTGCCACCGAGAACCAGACGGGTGTCTAGATCAGACTCTCCATCAGCAATAGAGACTGCCGCCTGACCAGCACCGTAAATGTCTAGGTTATCAAAAACGGTGTCGCCACCGTTGTGGTCGGTCGCAACAGCGGACCCTGCGAAAGCAAGAGACGCTGCAACTCCGAGGATGCTTGTGTTACTCATCAGTTACCAACTCCCGATGCAAGATCAAACAACGCACGGGCTGCGTCAGCAAACCACACGATGCCTTCCCAAGCAAATGGGATCAGGGCAAGGGTAATTAGAGTTGAGCGACAAAGACCCAACTTGTGCAGACCCTTACAAACATATCCTCCATCGCAACATTCAACGATGGGACAATTAGAACTCTTAGTAGCCATATAATTTCTCCTTATGTTGGCTATTACGAAGTCAAATCCACGACTTCGCAACTATCACCGGAACACGCAAACGTTTGCGAACCGGATGTCTGGTCTTCTGTCTCATACTTTGAGAGTTCGGACCAATCAATCTCACTCGGCAGTTTTGTAACCATTTCATCATACTCATCCTTCGTACAATCTTGATATGGAGCCTGCCTGTAAGTGTGATCAGAAAACGGTAGGAATGAAATCCCTGAGATACTATCCAGATGATTCCAAACCCAAGCACCGACACCAACCCATTCTTCTTCCTTGACTGAGATGGTGACGGATGGCTTGTGTTCGCACCAATGATACTGGTACTTTAGCCACAAGTCAAGTTGTTCTTCCGCAGAAAGATCTGTTCTATAAACTGAATTTTCAGGAGCCTTGATTGGGAAAGAGAAAACAGTAACATTGTCGGGCTTCATCACACATGCTTCGTATGGGAAACCTTTATCTTTCATAAAAACACAAAGCGGATCTTTGTTGTCCGCTCTTACGGTGCGAATGTAATACGGGTTGTGGCGAGCATGAATGCCGGAGGCAGCATCAACGAGTTGTGACACAGTTCCAGAGGGCTTCACACAAGTGGTTGCCACAGATTGCTCAATGCCAATGTTCTTTGCAGTATCTCGGTTAACATTAATTACCTCTTGTCTCAATTCACAAAGTAACGAGTCGAGTCCTGCTTCCTTTCCGTTGGTAAGTTCGCAGTCCATGATACCTGTCATTGAAACACCAAGTAATCTTTCATCTTCACAGTTCTTTTTCCACGAAGATGAAAGATATCTAAAATCTGTCAACGTGGATTGCCAAGTTCCGAGGATCGTAGCCAGCCGTGCTTTTCGCATAAGAGTCTCTTGAGTGTCATCGGCTCTTACGACCATTTCTGTAAGATTACAAAACTCACAATCTCGCAGAACAATCTCCGAGCAGGGGTTGGTTCCGAAGTGGTGTTCTGTCTCTCTCTGGCGTTCAGAGTCCCCCCTGTTGGCTGTGTTTCGTTCAATACCCTTTCGGGCTGCGACTCGATTGAAGATGCCTCTCTCGCCGCTCTTGGACTTGTAGAGAGCCAGCCATTCTTCCATAAACTGTCCGGGTTCTACGGGTCCGTCATAGACTGCTGAGTTATTCGCCAATGCACGCTGTGGATTAGTCACCCACCACTGCCCAGACTTGGCATCACGCATTCTGTCATCCTGTAAAGACGAAAGTGAAATCAACGCCGAACGTCGAACACCACCGACCACAACAATCTCTGCAATCTTACAAACGATGTCGTGACACTCTGCCGAGGTCAGTCTACGACCTGCTGCCTTCTTAAATGTTTCAATCGTAAACTCAAAAAGTTCGACCAGAGGATCAGGACCAGATGCACGACCACCAAAGGTTTTTAGTCTAGCCCCACCGGGACGAATCTTAGAGACATCCCATGTGGGAACTTGACCATTCATTAATAGTGAAACAAGTTCCTTGTATGCCTTCGACCAACCAATCTTTGAGTCTGCAACAACAATCATTGTATCTGAATCGTGGAATTCCTCCGCCAGAATTGGCATCTGATCTACCTCTCGTCTCTCTACAGAGAAACCAACACCAGTACCACACATAAGAACATAAAGAATTTCATCAAATGCACGCATTCTGTTGACCGAAACAAAAGAACAATTGTATCCTGCAACATTGTCACGCTTTAGGGCTTCGCCTGCCGTCATCAACGCACGCATTGATGGCATAATCTCAAGATTCAAAACAGCACTTTCGAGTTCATCTCTCTCTGACTTCGTTACTCGATAACCATGTTTTTCTGTAAGGTGTGCCTCAAAAAAATCAAAGTAGCGGCGTACAGTTTCCTCCCATGACTCACGACGATTTTCTTCTGGCAACCACCGTGAGTAACGCGAGAGATGAATAAAATCTTGATACAATGTTGGTAGACTCATGCGTTATCCTCTTTTTTCTGACAAAGATATTTCCAACTCACAGGGAACAGGGGGCGAACAAAGTCACTAATCGCCCCTGCATATTGTCTTACTTCCCATTGAGCGTGTTCATCAAGACGGAGATGACAAACCCTTGCGAACGCCGCAAGACTCCCCGTCCAATACCACTCCGTAAACATCGCTTGCGGTAAAGCGAAGCGTGCCTGCTCTGGAGCGATGCCATTATCTATAAGTTCTCTATACAAGTCAAAAGAGTAACGGCAAAGATTTTCCATTTGTTCGTTGTAGAACTCACATTTCTTTTCGTCGGCTAAGAAATCCTCACTACCTTGTTTCGCCCCACCGGCTGGTTGTGATCTCCACTGCGGAATATAAAAGGTTGGATCGTCTTTTACATACCGCCGAGACACTTCATTTTCCGTGAGTCCGACTTTGTGCTTGAACAACTGCGTGCGAATTGAAACCGGAGCCTTGATACGAAATGTAAGTTGGGGATGGGCGAAGGGTGTCCAATGATTGTGTGTTGAAAGATAGCGAATCAACTTTTCGTCTTTATCACTCAACTTTCTAACGTCTTCATCATGGTAATACGAACCAGTGTCCGTGAGTCGTGCAACTACCTTCTCATCCACAGACCAGTCAGCCTGTTTACTAAACGACACTCTCGCAGCATTAACAACTGTGAGATCACTACCCATGTAATCGATTAGTTCTACGCTTCCTTCGTCTAAAACTTTCATACACAACTCCATTGCGTTAGTGCCGCTTGGGCAAGTATACCACCATAAGTGTGATCGTCAATATATTCAACGATATTCTCGGATGTTTTCCCAGACAAGATCATTTCGTTTATGTCCTTATGTTCAAGTCTATCGGGAATGAATACTTGATGTTCTTTGGCGATCAGGTTTCGCATCATGTTAACAATCTCAGAACTTCGAGGCTCGTTGTCTAGACAAAAAACGACATCACACATATGCAACTTGTCTGGAAGGTTTACGGATTTAGATGCACCGACCATTGCAACGGCATTTGGTAGAAACATCGAATCGAACGGACCTTCGGTTACATAGATTCTTTTGTTAACATCAACCTTATGAATATTGTAAAACAGTCTGTCCTGACCCTCAGTCTTGACTGTGATGTATCGTAGTCCATTCCCAGACAATGCACGACCTTGTACACCAATCAAATTCTTGTTCTCATCATAGAAAGGTATTACAATTCTTTCTTCTTTCTGTAGAACCATCTGTGGATTTATTTGCTCTGCAATCTTAGAAAAGTCTTCTGTGTAGAACAGTTCATCTAGTTTATCGTCTGGGATCATACGACTTTTCAGATAAACTCTTGCTTTGTGTGTGGTGGACAGTGAGGAGAGTTTTGAAGCGTGTGTTAAAGTATTTTGGCTAACAACTTTAACTTTCTTTAACTTCTCTGCAACACCAGTGTTCGTAATACCGCGAGTGTCTTGTGTTACTCCGCTTTTTTCCCTTAGCCATTCAAGTCTAAAGTCGGAATACATCGCAGGATTTACTTTCTCAAGAAAACTCGAAACTGTCAGGGCAGCACTACAGTTGTGACATTTATAATAGTATCTACCCTCACGCTCGTAGAAGTAGCCTCTACACTTGTTCTTGTTTTTCTTTGAGTCACCACATAACGGACATCGACAGTTAGCCAATGTGGCTCTTTGCCACTTGAACCGTTCTAACTGAGATGAAATTATGTTGATGAACTTTTTATCAAGAATTGCGTTCATTGCGACGATTCATGTTTACGGATTCACGAAGATTTCTACGGCTTCCTTTCCGCTTCCAATCATCAGCCCATCTACGCCACTCTTCGAGTTCCTCGCGGTCGATACCACGAAGGGAGTTACGGGGATCCTTGTATGGATCATACTTTCTTTTTTCAGACATCTTCAAACCTCAGTTCGTCAAAGTTTTTCTTAGAAGTGCGAAACTTTTCATCAAAGTTTTCGCCGTTAAAACCTACACCAGCAGTATCAACTAGATCACCGCTATCTTGATTTGATCCGATCAGTGTCACATCATTATTAGCGACATCGTACAAACGCATCTTTCCTCTATTTATCCCAACCACAAACTTACGATTGGTAGCCACATCGTTGTAACGATTCTTCAACTGCTTGACCATAATCGTGCTTTGTTCGTCTAGTTCCTCAGTCGCAATAAGACCAAACATCAGGTCAGCAGTCGCTGGCAATCCAAATGACTCGGAGGTATCCTCCAACCCAAAGTCACTAGATGCAAATCCAGTACGATTGGTCTGTGTTGCAGTGAAAATCGGCACATCCCACTCCACCGCAAGACCACGAAGTTCCTCAGCGATAGACTTGATGTAAATGTAAGAGTTCACATTACCACCCTGCTTGAATCTAGACGAGGAGCAGATATTCAAATAATCGATAAAGATCACATCAGGTTTGAAGTTTTTCTTTAACTTCAATTCCTCAAGCAAGTGCCTGAAGTGATTCGAGTTGGCTGTTGCTGTTGGATATTCTTTAATAATTAGTTTGCTCTTGATATTCGCAGTTGCTTTTTGCAACTTCTTATCATACCCAACCTTTGGTAGGTGACGAAGTTCATCCATTGTCACATCCATTAGATTTGCATCAATCCGCTCTGCGATTCTTTGCTCTGCCATCTCACAAGTAATATACAAAACATTTAGGTTTGCAGAATAACAGTTTGCAGCGTGGTGACACATAAACAATGACTTGCCAACACCAGTGCCAGCGAGGATTACGTTCAGCGTTTTGTTTGGAACACCGCCGTTTGTAATCTTGTTGAACATATCAAGATCGAACGGAATCTTATGCTCTACCTTATGATAGAAGTCAAACCGTTCATCTGCGTCAACAAAATAATCGTGTCCGATCTGCTGATCAAAGGACACAGAGAGTGCGTCAGATAGAATGTTAGGGATTGCGTTCTTGGTCTCATGTTGTGACTTCCCGTCGATGATTTCAATTGAGCGAATGATTGCATTGTAGACAGCCTTGTCCTTGCAAAACTTTTCTGTCTCATCTAATAGCCAGTCGATGTCATCATCAGACCTACCGTCCGTGATACTTTCAGAGACCGTTTTACAATCCTTGTACGCCTGCTCTGATAGACCACCCCTATTGTCTAGGGCAATACCAATAGCATCTTTATTGGGAGCCTTGTTGTACTTGTGGATGTGGTCTCTAACCACACCGAAGACAACACGCTCGCTTCTGTCCTTGAAATAATCTTCGTCTACGAAGGGCAAAGCCCTGCGAATGTATTCATCATTGTGAATCAGGTTGCGAAGAATTATCGTCTCGATTGTCTCCATAGTCAACTACCTCTGCGTGGTTTTCAAGAACATCCACAAGGATGTCACCAATGACTTCCTTGAACTCGTCATTATCTTCTACCTTGTCCTCGTTGTCAAGAACAAAGTAGTCGAAGTACAAACGGCAATCGTTGGTTCTTTCGTCAATCCCAACTTTGCCAAAAGTAAAAACAACTTCGTTGTACTTACCCTCGTCGATTTGAAGAGCGGTTTCATCGCTTTTTTCGCCGACTACAAATTTATACTTAACTGGCATTGGCACGATTAAACCTCAATCTTCAACTGGGATTGTTTCTTCTGTGTCCCCAACAGAGGAGCCATACTTAAATTCTTTACCCACAGCAATCTCAAGTTGTTCCATTACAGAATCAGTGAAATACTTTTCAGGACTTTCGTTGATCTGCTTTTCATAAACTTTCTTGCCATCGGGAAGTTCAATCCGAGTAGAGACCTTATTGAACACACCGTACTTCACTGCGATGTCCGTTAGACCATAGTAAGGTGAAAGCCCTGACTCGTAGTTCAGCAGAGTTTCTGCTATAGAGTTTTCTTTGGTAACCCGTGACTTGTGCAGTCGGCACTTGATGATGTTGCCGACCACATCAGTGCCGTCCTTGACTTTCTTCTTGGACAAGAACACGATTGTGCCTGCGTTGTATTTCAGACCAGAGCCACCAGACATTTCTTTCATCGGGACATAAGACCCAACGACATCATAGGTGTGGTTTGTAATCAGCAGCGGAATACCAGCAGACCCACACTTGACGGTGAGCGTTCGGAAAGTTGCCTTCAACGCTTGGGCTTTGGTCATGTCCCGCACGTTCTTGCCGCTTGCAGTGTCTTCCATTTCTTTCAGCGTAGACAAGTTGCCAAGTGAATCAAGAACCACAAGAATAGGCTTCTTTTCTCTATCAGCCCTATACTTGTCTGCCACCTGAATCATCTGATGTCGGAACTCTTCGATGGTCGAGACGGGGAACACTGCAACGCGGGCGGAGTCAATACCACGCTCCTCGAACATCTGTGAGGTGATCGCTTGCTCTGAATCGAAGTAAAGAACGACACCTTCGGGGTTGTCATCAAGAAAAGTTTTCAAGATGTTGAAACAAAAGAAAGTCTTTCCGGTTGCCTGTTCGCCAGCCAGAGCCGTGATCTTGTTGTTTGGAATACCACCGTAAAGAGATCCCGATAGGAGGGCGTTTAGGGTGTACGAACCCGTGCTAATGAATCCCTTGATATCGGAGACAAGTCCTTTATCAACGGATGTTGCGTTTTCGTTACCTGATACCTCAACGAGGTCACTTAGAAAATTAGACATGATTACTCCATTTCTTTATTAATACATCAATGTGACGTAACTTTTCAATTACTTGTTCATGGTCTTCTGTGCTAGAGGATTTTGCCTTTAACACCAACCGTTCGACTCGTTCTGTATCATACCGAAGACACTTTAGTGCCTCAAGTAAAATATCAGATTCTTTTTGCTCATCCATTGCTTCTCCTTTCAAAACAATGTTGCCTTTTGCTCATAGTCCCACCCAACCTTTTCTAGAATATTCTTCAGTGGCTCAAGGAATGAGACTGAAAACTGTTTATCATAATCAGCATACGTTTCTAGTTCAAACTCTTTGGGTGATGATCCGGGGAAAGATATCACCGTGTCTCGATACGGATTGGGGGCTTGAAGGTAAAGAAACTTAACTTTATCACCTTCGTTGATCTTGTAGTATTTGTTGTCTAGTTGCCTCTTCTTTAAGAAGTGGTTGTAAATCAACGCACCCTTTACGGCAATCGGAGTGGATTTACGATATATCAGTGCCTCATCGACGTATGTGTTAATATTGTTACAACCACGAGGGAAGGCAATCTCATCTGGACCGTAACCACGGAACTCCTCCTTGAAGTTAGCCACAAAGTCGATAATTTGATCTTCAGTTCCGGTCAACACCAACTTGATCGCGTCCTTCAACTTCTGACGCACAACCATCGGAGTTGAAGAGCGTGTGGTTTCAATGCCCATGATCTTCATCTTGGGTTCATCGTATTGTACGCCCTCCGAGTTATGCACGTTGAGCATATATCGCTTCTTGGCTGTCCAGACTCCAACATCGGCAATGACTTCTCGCTCCATCACCATCTTGTTGGAGTACGCATTCATCTTTTGTGCAAGTTCGTCGTAACACTTATTGATGAATGGTTCAATGACCTCCCGGCAAGATTTATCAAGAAAGGATACGATCTCCGCCTTTGTCTTTCCCCGAGCCGCAGCCCGAACCAAGTTCCCAAGCCGAAGGTAAACGGAATCAGTATCAGAAGCCACCACATAATCATAATCTCCTGTGTTCAAAGTCTTGTTCAGAAATTTGTTCAACTCATCGGCGATGTATTGAATCGACAACTGACCCGAGGTCGTAATCGCCTCTGCAATGTCAGTGTTGAAGTAACGAAAATACTGGTTACCCATCGCACCATATGCTGAGTTTAGTTGAATCTTTCGCACCAGTTGGAAGTTATGATACTTGGCGATCTCAAAGTCCAAACTCTCATCGTCTGGATTCTGTTGCTTTTTCTTCTGGGCTTCGATCATCAACTTCTTGTAGTGCTTGCGTTCTGCATAAAACTTTTCCATGAGTTCCGGCATGAAGCCAAGTCGATCTTTGCGGAAACAGACACCATTGGATGCGACCGAAAAGTTTTTCTTTGCCAAAGCATTCAAATGCTCAGAACACATTTCTGACTTTTCAAGAATACCGTTTGGTGTGATGCACGGATCTTTGGGAAACCCTCCCGGCATTACCTTAGTATCGGGAGAAATGTTATATTGCATGATGAGGTGTGGATACAGACTGTTGAGGTCAAAGGACACAACCCAGTCGTGCCGACCAGTGATCGGCTCCTTGACATATGCACCGATAATCTGTCCGTCTTTCTTGCCACCATTCTTCTTGCGTGGAATCACTATGTTTTTGGCACGAAGATGATGATAGATGATCTGATCCCACGTTCTGACCTGTGAAAACACATCGCCAAGATTCACCTTTGCCGTATACGCAAGTGCGAGGGCGAGTTCCATGAGTCCAAGTTTCTTCTCCAACTTCTGCACCAACTTAACATCTTGGTGATTATATTCAACAAACAGTTGAAAGTCATTTGTATAGAAATCTTTGAAGTGGTCATACTCATACTCGACTTTCTTTTCGCCGAGTTCGACCGATGTGATGTGATCCAACTTGTATGACTCTTGGTTCACATAGGTGAACTTTTGATACAGGTCATAGTAGTCGAGGATTGTCACGCCCATAAACTCAAAGGCGATTCTATCTCCACTTTGTGTTTGGATATTCCTCTGCTTTACAATGCCCCACGGAGAAAGTCGTTTTGCCTGCTTTTCAATCACACGCTCCATGCGTGCATAAAGATAAGGCATATCGAAAAACTTGACATTCCAACCAGTTACGATGTCAGGGTCTTCTTCTTCCCAGACGCTCACGAATTTCATGAGCAGATCTTTCTCATTCGTGAACGTAAACAGATTGATATGTTCTGGTAAGGAACAGTCGCCTAGTGCAAACACATATTCTCGCTCGTCAATTATGAGAGTGATAACATTGACTCTCTCAACTGGATTGAGAACTTGTGGGAAACCGTTCTCGGAAGTAGTTTCAATGTCAAGGTATGCCACCTTGATTTGATTCTTATCATATGGAACATCATCGGGAAACTTGTCACCGATGAACTGATAGATGTAATCAGTGTTTCCGTGAATCTCAAACCCCGTCACACTTTCGTGGCGGAGAATAAAGTCCCTACAATCAGACATGGATCCGGGTTGAAATGTTTCAACACTTCGACCATCCATTGTGTGGTACTTCGAAGCCTTGTCCGTGGAGACAAAGAGAGTGGGGCGATAGTCGATCCTACCCTCGACTCTCTTTCCGTTCTCATAACCTCTGTAGAGAACGTTGTCTCCACGGACACTGACACTTGTGTAGAATCGACTCATTAGAGTATTCTATCTCCAATCCGAACGATGTCAACTAGATTCTCTATCACCAATATACGATGAAAGCAGAACCATATAGTTTATGATATCCACACAAGAGTCATGAAAAGATTCATTCTCAACGTGCATTGTTCCTGATTCAATAAAAGAACTCATGCGAGAAAGTTTGTCAACGATCCGAACAAGGAATCCTTGCTCCGTGGTGCAAACACCCATCGCCTCGCAGCGAGTAAAGTTTGCGAAAGGCTCAGTTCCTCCGTTGCCTGCGTAATCTTTATTTTTCACTTCCATCAACTTACGGGCTTCCTCGCAAATTGATTCGTGGTTCTTCAACAGTTCATCTCTGGTCATAATATATTCTCCGTTGTTTTATCTAATACCTGTGCTACCAAAACCACCCTTGCGATCACCACGCGGTGAGGGCATTTCTTGGAGCCACTTCATTCGAAGTGGTTCCACTCGTTTAATTTCAATCTGGGCGACACGATCCCCATCTCTGATGGTAAAGTTTTTTAAACCATGATTGATCATTGGTACAAAGACTTCATCTGTGTAGTCGTGATCAATCATTCCCTCTGTAACTACAAGAGTTACGCCGTGCTTCAAAGCCCATCCAGATCTACTATGGATCCGAACAGAAAACCCAACTGGAATATCAAAAATTAAACCAGTTGGAATCTTTCCAATTTCGCCCGGTGGGATAGTGATTGAATCATTGAGTTCTTCAAACGCCGCGTAAAGGTCGCAGCACGCAGCACCTACAGTTGCTGCACTTGGTCGTTTTGCGTTATGCCTAACTGGGAATAATCCGAGTTCTGTCAATCTAATCTCCTAGCCGCTACTAAGTTACGATACCTCTCTCAGACAGTGAGAGAGTCTGTGTTGTATCGTCTCGTTGCTCTAGGATTATACTCTTTGGCTCGGTCATGTAAAGGGTAATTGTGGTATCTTGTCTCTTTTGAACTGTGATGCTACCATCAAGAATCCTTGAGGGGTCTGTTAGTTCGTTGTTAGATACGGTTGGTGTCTGTGGTTTTTCAATCTCAAGAATATTACTTGAGTATGAAAATGTGAGAAGGGGATCTCTTTGTTTCTCAACGGCAAGTTTGTTCATCGTGTAATATTCGCTCTTGCTTCAAAGCGACCTTCGACAAGTCTAGTAATATCCTCGCCATTAACTAACTCAAGATCGTAGAACATTCTTCCAGTCGGTAGATTCGCAGAGGACACGGCGTTAAATTCAATGTAAACCCCACCATTTGTTCCAGCAGCACCGCTAGAGGATGCGTTCAGGGTGATACCACCTGTGCCGCTGACTCCACCAGTCCCCGAAAACTCTCCAGTGGTCCCACCATTTGTCACACCAGAACCTGTGACGAACAAAGTCATTTTGGGATCATCTGGACTTCTTCTGATTTGCATTCTTGCACTATATCCCGAAAGGTTTACAGCACTACCCGCAGAGTCTTTATACAAAGCATAAAATTTAAAGGACGTACCTTTGTCGTGTGAGATGTTAAATTCGGCAGCCATGAGATTCTCCTATCCTATCTAGGAAACTGAAATAAACTCAAAATCTTCATTTTGGATTGCACCGAGATTCAAGTTGCCTGCCTCGGTTTTCTTGTAAAGTGCAGAGTCCCTGCGAATGCGATAGTCTTGGTTTGCATAATCTACAAAATCTGTCGTTGCAACTGCGGTGACTGTGAAAAGATTTTCATATTCATCAAGATTACTAAAGTTCCCAGACGTTGCATCGCCAATCGCAATCTGTGAACCTAGAAGTCTATCGTCATCGTTTGCATTTGCAGTGACGGCAAAGCCACCTACATCGTAAACGATGTTGTTCTCCACCAACACACCACCTTGAGATTGAGCAGCACCAGCAGAGTCAACACCATTCCCACCCATACGAGTGATTGTGTTAGCGAAGAATGTTCCGTTTCTACCCTCTGTTGTTGATTGGTCAGAAATACCATTTCCGTGTAGATTGTCAATCACGCAGTTTATAATGATTGGTGAAATGGTATCGCACTTGACACCGTTTCCGTTTCCACTACCCGATGTTCCTGATCCGTAGAGTCGGCAGTTGATGAGCGTGCTGTAATGTGTTCCGGCATTGTTGACAATACAATCCAACTTTGTTCCCAAATGAACAAACTCACACATCACACACTTTGCACCAAAGTTGGAGTGAACCCTTGAGTTGTTATTGCTCGCACTTGCGTTCGCAGGAGCACGCATAAACAATCCGTGATGGAAGTTGCGAAGAGATTCAGAAAATGTAGAGTTGAGAACACCACCTTGATTATAACTTGTGCTTGTGTTTTCTAAATGCAAACATTTGTAAACCGTAGATGTTCCAGCACCATCAAAAATCGTGCCGTTGTTCGTTCGGATAATCTTTGGATAGTCGGTGGTGTCGAGATGTGCCTGTGAATCATCAGACCACTTTGGTTCAAGAAGATTACCGCTTGCATCTGCACCAACCCAGAAGTGTGGATTGTCTGCGTTTGGGTCGGTGGATGTTGGTTGTAACTCTTCGGTGCAGGTATAAGTTCCGGCAAGAAAAACCCAACGAGTGTTTTGTCGTGTTTCTCCTTCGATGTCAGTTGTCCATGAAGTTCCCGTAAGTGCTGCCTTTGCGTTTGCAGCAGATGATCCGTCCTGTGAACCTGCTCCCGATGGTGAATAAAAAACATTAGTGAGTGCCATTAGACATTTCTCTCATATGTCAAAAAGCCCTGCATCCCAGTTATACCGGGAAAGGAAATGCCATCAATCTTCATGTAGATGTAAGAATCTGCCGTGATGGCGGCACTTGCAATCGTCGTTGTCTCTGCTCCATGTGCTGCCGTTGCTGCATTGACTGTTGCAAGGGTTCTTGCAGATGATGTAGGGTTACTAAATGGTGTCGATGGATTAGCAGCCAAGAAAGAAACAGTTATGCCACCAGTTCTACCTGTTCTAACAGCCGCTTCTTTGACTGTCGCTGCAAACGGAACATAGTGAAACGCTGCTAACTTGTCGCCCTTTGTGATGCCCGATGATGCCTGAATCGTAAACACACCAACCGCATCTGTCGGACCAGTTGTGCCTGTTGTACCAGTGGTTCCTGTCGTGCCGGTAGTACCAGTGGTTCCTGTCGTGCCGGTAGTACCAGTGGTTCCTGTTGTACCAGTGGTTCCCGTAGTCCCCACTGTTCCAGTGGTTCCTGTGGTTCCTGTTGTTCCAGTGGTTCCTGCTGCACCATCGGCTCCGGTAGCACCTGTATTTCCCGTGACTCCGTTTACCCCATCAGCCCCGGTGGCTCCTGTAGCACCTGTAGTTCCCGTGAGATTAACCGCACTTCGTTCGTAGTATTCACCATTCCAACTTACAACCTTTCCCCCGATAGAGAGAGTTGAGCCGAGCGTTGGACTTGTTGGGAAGGTGAATCCTGTCCCGAAAACACGGTTTGTCATTTCTTACTCTTTGCTCTTTTCCTTCTAGATTCTGGCTTCCTAGTTTTAAAGGTTTTATTCTTCTTTGCAACATCTTGTTTCATCTGTTCCTGTTGCATGATTTTCATTGCCTCTTCTTGTTGGGATAGCCACTTGGCATACTGTTGGAAGTTCCCGACAATTCTCTCTTTGTGTTCTTCTGGGAATTTCTTTTGCTCTAGTAGTGTGTTTGATGCTTCGAGACCAGCCATCATATCGCCTGCGTAGAAAGCAGATGAAGCCAACTCATCAAGACACATCCAATCGTAAATCTCTTGTGTCAGGAACAGAATGTCTTGTGGTGGGAAGGGAATTGAAGCAGCAGTCTTTGCAAATAGGTAGCCAATTCTTGGGTTGTTATTTTGTCTGTGGATACGAGCCAGTTGATATAGTGGCTCCGCTCTATGTGGTCGAAGATTCCATGCCTGAAGGAAATTATCCTGTGCTTGCTCCCACGGCTTGTTTAAAAGACATTTACAAATGCCGACTCTGTAGACAGAATACCAAACCTCTTCGTCCCAACCGCCCATCTTCGCACGCTTTTCATACCACTCTAATGAATTTTCATAATCTGCTGCATCAAAATATGACTGTGCAACATAGAAGTGATAGCGGTGATTATCTGGCTCGTAGTTTGGATTGTCCTCGTTAGTAAGACAATCAATTAGAGTGGCGGCATCTTTGAGATACTTAGCCGCTTGATCTTCACCAAACTCTTTAGTTCGGTTACCCATCGTTCTTGCTTCGATGTGGTAGTTACCTTCATGTCGAACTGTAACGGGCTGCTCACCCTTTTCTGCTTTGGTTCTACAGTTTGCGTATTCGTGAAGAACACCAACGTACTCCCAATCCATTTCAAGTCTAAAGATTTGGTTTCGCCACCAGTTGAATTCACCACGATGGATGTTCAGGGCATAACTATCTGCATCCATTTTTGCCGGGTACTTAAAGTCCCCTTCAACTTTATCATCTGCATCGATGACCCAAGCGTACTCTGCACCACCGGTCTTTGCGTTTTCTAGTGATACTGTTCGGCTCTTTCCGAAACCTTGCCACTCGGTTTCATAAACTTCACCGGGAATGTTGTTTTCTTCGCCCCACTTGCGAATGACTTCGATTGTGTTATCACTAGATCCGGTATCTGTGATGTCGTATCTATCGACATACGGGACCATAGAATCGAGACACTCACGAATGATGTGTTCTTCGTCTTTGACGATCATACAAAGGGTAACGGTGGTTGGTCGCTTACTCATGTTATTGTTCTCCATGTTGTATTTAGTGAGTCACAGGCACTCTAGTATTTTTTCAAAAAGGACATCATCTGATATCCGGTGAGTTTTTTGCAACTCAAAATTTTCCTCGATTGCATCAGACATGCTCTCGTATAGATCTTTATTTAGGTCTGCCAAATCGAAGTTTTCATCGATGGTAATGATTCCATTGGGATTGAACATATCACCAATGTCTGGACTCCCCATATAAACCGGAACGGTTCCTGTTGCAAAGCAGTCCATGATCTTTTCTGTATAGTAGTTTGAGTACACTCCATTTTCTATGGCGATAGAAAACATGTAGTCCTTCAAAACATCCTCTTTATTATCAAAAGGATTTGTGTCCCTACCGTACATATCAATTCCAATAGGATGATTGGAATACTCTATGGCTAGGGCATTCCGCCTCCGATGACCATCACACATAGTTTTCCCAGACGAAATCATCGAAACCAACTTGCTCTTTGTGTAAACACTTTGATTCCCCTCAGCAACCCATGATGCGTTTGATGCTGGCGGACAATACTCAATGTTTTCATGTAGTTTTACAAGATCATGATCACATGTAAAAATCTTTGTGTAACATGAAACATATTCTGGGAGCCATACATGAATTGAATCATGTTGTTTATCTGAAATCTGTTTAGACTCTGATAGCCATAGAAACTTGTGTTTAGCATCAGACTGGAACCCACCGATGCTATCATAGTCGAGATATAACTCTACCTCAGAATCGGGATGTTTTCCATTTACATACTTGTGTTTTTGTGGCTCTCTGCCCATACACGAACAAACATCATGGGAAAATGGTGAGCCAAAAGTTTGGATAATCACTCTTTGATTCTTTCATAAAAAACGTCACCCCATGCATTTGCATACTGCACGCCGTGGTTTGGTTTGAATCCATGTTCCTTTAGGAATTGATTCATGTCATCTAATTTAGAACATCCCTCGTACATTTCAGCAAGATTAAATTCACTGATGATCCAATCAAAATTAGTTAAAGTGTTTTCTGCACCTCTAAAGACATGCATCTCATAACCCTGAACGTCAATGTTCAGAAGATTGAAGTTAACATTTTCTGGAAGTAATCCCTCACCAATAACTGAGTCTAGTGTTCTTTGCTCAACTTCAACTGACCCGTCATCAAAAACGATTCCGGGGTAAAGATTCTTATGTTGCACTGGCTTGAGTAAAGAATTCGATTGCCCTTTGTTTGCAGTTTCACAGAACATTGTCTTTGTCACCCCATCCACATCCCCCAGAGCAAAATTCAACAAAGTGACGTTTTCATTTTTCTCAAACTGTTTTGTTAGGTTTGCAAAGGACTCTGGGTGTGGCTCAAAGTAAACAACATGATCCACGCCGAGTTCTTCGTAAAAGTTATGCTCTTCCCCGAAATGCCCACCAATATGAATAACCCCAGTTACTTCATCTCCAACAACTTTTGTAATAACATCTCTTTCGATCAACATGCAATCCACCCTTCACAGTAAATGTCTGACCATTCTGGTGGACCTTGTTCACCGAACCATCTTTTTGGTGCTACTGTCTTGTTGTTTCCAAGCCAAGCACCCCACCAACTAAAACTACTGTTGGCGATTATGTGACCATCACATAACGTCATCATACACAGGTCGGTGTATAAATCAGTACCCTCAACAAACACAGGATCTCCCTTAAGGTGAGATAGGTTTTTCTTACACCACTCAATGTCATCAGAGAAGACGACTGGTGTGTGGTTCTCAAAATGCCCTAGTGCCTCCTCATAGTAAGAAATTTCTGGTGTGGGATGAACGTGGGTAAGGTTGAGGTAGTCTCCCCTCCTAACGTGAAGAGAAACAACCTTGCGTTCCGGGTTGAATGATTTTAAACACTCGTCTGCCCTTTCTTTAACCTCGGGCTTAAACGTAAAGTTTTTTCTTACCACCTCTTCAATGCTCTTGAAATACTTCTCTGATTGGAAGTACCCAAAAAGATCAACATTTCTGCTTGGAGGCAACTTAAAAATGCTGTCATTGAATGCAAACTCATCACCCTGTGTGAAACCTAAGTCTAGGCTGGCAGGCATATCATCGATGACATCCCCAAGCACAAAGCAATCTTTTAGTGTGCTGTTTTGTAGGGGCATGAGTGCATCGGTCGCGTGGCTGCATACTGAAACATTTGGTTTCCATGCCTACCCCACTTGCCAATGTTTACAAATGTTATCACTTCATTGTTCCAATTTTAAAGGTGGGCTGAACATGGAGTGGTGTTCTTGTGATTTGCTCCCACTTGTTTGCATTGTTCTTTGCATCTGCCTGATAAAACATTGGATGATGATATGCGTAAACATTGAAATGTTCTTGCAACTGATAAACAAATACATCGAAAGGTTGGTTGAGTTCATACATTGCAGTTGGGACATCTTTCAGAATCTGCTCAAGGTATCGCTCACTTGTGTAAAGAATCGCATGAGCCGCAAGCATCCTTGAAATTCTGCAAAGACCGTTTCCAACATCTTTGGCGACGTAGTTACCATCTCCATGTGAGATACCAAGATAGATTGCATCTGCATCATCCGGCACTTCAATTTCTGCCTTGCCATTAGTTACCTCAGGAAATAACTCGGTGACCTCAACGTCATCTTCGAGGATCAGACCGGGAACTTTCTTGTCTAGAATATCTCTCATACAGGCAAACTGAGACTCTGCAATACCGGGGTAGTGTTCCTCTCCCGCACGCACGCCCTCATGTGTGGCTGATTTTCTGATCGCTGAAAAGCGGTGTGTATTTTTCATACCACACCGGTCAAACAATTCGCCCATCATTTCGGCGTTGTCTGTCTTTTCATCTAAGTTAATCCATCTGGTATAAACGTTACTCAGGTCAATCTTCATTATCACTCCTCGGTGGCTTTCTGCCAATATGGTATTTGGGAATAAGATCCCATTCATGTCGATTCTTATGAGAGATTATCTTGATTCTTCGTAAAGATGCAAGAGGTTCTTCACATTTTTTTGGATCAACAATTTTCACTAGGTTCCACTCGGCAAGCAGACCCACAATTGTGTTTCTGCGACCGTAATCATCATCTGTCATTTTGGAAGGAAGCCCATCGAGGGCAAATAGTTCTTTGAAATGTGTAATGTAATACTTGCCACGTTTGTGCAAGATATGACACGACTGAAATAATTTGTTTCCGACTCGGGATGAAACACCAATTCTTGTAAGTGTTTCTTTCACCTTTAAAAAGTCTTGGGGGTCGTCTAAAGTCACTTCAACCAGAGATTCGACCACTTTATCTGTGCTATCCATGATAACTCCATATACAAAAAGCAGGTAACTGCCTAGTATTTAGGAGCCAGTCATTTTGACCATTTGGTCGTGGATTTGATCCACCTGCTCCTCTGAAAGGACTCTCATCGCCTCCAGTGCTTTCTTGGTGCTGTACCCGTAATACAGTTTGACTGACTCCACCCGCTCGTCCTCCGCCCTCTTCAGCCACTTGCTGAACCGTCTTCTCTTTCGGATCGAATGCCGTAGATAATCGAACTGCTCACGCTTTCCGAGGTGATGCTGTGTGTTCATCTCATTGGCTTGTAGAACGGTATCTGGGAAGTATGACAGGCTTCGGTTGATCACGAAGGGAACGTAGCCACCGTGGGCGGATGTGTCCTCAAGAAGGTTGTCCTTCGTGTAATTGATTGCGTTCAGGTAGTCACCGAGTTTCATTTCCAGTCATCCCTTGCAATAAGAACGTCATTACGAGCAACAAAATATTTTCGAAGCAGGCTTGGTTTTGTTTCCCCTGTGATGTCGTCTCGAATATTGACAATACTATCTTTTAGTGTCAGACCCGACTCATCGTATGCCCGGACTTCCAAGTCCACATATTTGAATTTGTATTTTGGATTGATTGACATGATCAAATTATTCAATGCCTCTTCTGTAAGAATTTGACCATTATCCTTGTATAATCCTTTCCTGACAAATCTGAGATCATCAACCATGATAACATGATCATTTCTGGATGACGAATTCTTGATTGTACGAATCTCATTCAGCAGGGGATTGAAGTTATCGTCTCCACCAGTTTTCCCCTTACTACAGTGAGCATCCAGCCAAAATACGATACGCTTCTTAGTCATGCCAATCATGACCGATAGAAGATTTGCAGAGTCTCCGTGATATAATTTCACTTTGCCAGACGAAACTTCCTTACTAAACCGCTCACGGCAGTGATTGTAATACTCATCTGCTATTTCAACACTACGAACCTGAGAAAATCCTAGTTCAAGTGCTGTCTCTATTTGGTTGCCCATGTAACTTCCAGTCTCAACAAAAATCATTTCGCTTTTTGGAAGACCTTTTGTGGCATTCAAAATCCCGTCGCCAGATATCATTTAAACTCTGCTTCCATCATGATCTCGGTCAGGCACGCCATCATGTTGATTTCTGAATCAGCAGCGAACGCAGCCTTGTATTGATAGTTGGCAAGAATCAGAATTACCGCTGGCACGGACTGTGCTTTGAGATTTTCACTGAGGGAATCATACACTTTACGGTACACCTCGGTCTCTTCGTTTCCGCTGTTGTCAACCACCCATCCACGCAACTTGGAAAATTCCTTGTTCTTCAGAATGGTCATCAGTGAGTGGACACCAACGTCACCAATCTCAGACAGAATGCCCACATCGATCTCGCCGGACGCAGAGTATCGCTGACACTCGTTCAGGATACGCCGCCAGTCAGGAGCATGACGCATGATCATTTTAGCAATCACTCGATCATCATAGTGGATGCTCTCCTCGCCAAGAATCATCTGAAGCCTGTTCAAGAACTTGGAACCCAACTTCATCTGTTCATTCTTGCTAAAGTTAAAATCAACACATGTGCATCGAGAGTGCAATGGCTCGATGATTCGATTCTTGAAGTTACATGTCAAAACAAACCGACAATTTATCGCAAACTCTTCAATGAACCCCCGAAGGGCGGGCTGAAAACTGTTTGCGTTCGCATAGTCAAATTCGTCAAGAATGACAACCTTCTGTTCTCCCGACAAGGACTGTGCAGATGCAAAGTCACGAATACGAGTTCGGAGTGTGTCGATGTTTCCATCCTCCGAGCAGTTGATCTTCAACCACTCCGCACCCATCTCTTCACACATGGCGATGGCGGCTGTAGTCTTACCACAACCGGGACCACCGGAAAAGAGAAGGTTCTGCATCTCTCCAGAATCCACAATGGCTTGAAGGGTTGTCTTGAGAGTATCAGGCAAAATACACTCACTAATTCTAGATGGTCGATACTTTTCGACCCAGATGTGTTGCTTCGTTGTCAACATTTTACCTCACTTTTTTCATGCTGGTTTATGATATCCGTTCTTCAAGAAAAATTCAAACTCCTCTTCACACCCCTCTTTGATCTTTCCGGGGTCGGCGTTGGGGTCCAAGTAATTCTCCGCCATTTGTATCTCTTGATCTTCGTTAAAGTAAATGTTGTTATCAACAACACCATCGACATGCTCAAGACACCAATATGTTTTTTTATCTGGTCGGTGAACCATCTTCTTACAAAAAGCATTACAGGTTGCAATGATGGTTTGATCTTTATCGATGATATACCACTCATGTTGTCTCATTAAGAAAGTCCACTGTAGACTGAATCATTATCGACTGCGAGTGTGTAGTTGGCATCAATATTCTTGTGTGTCATAAGAATGGCAAGTTTTTCACACACGGAAAACTCATAGTCGCCGGGAAGAACCTTGAGGTTCTCTGCACGAATGTGAATCTTAAAGTCGCTGTTTACGTCCATGTCTGTGGGAGATACCACAACTTCAAACTTGTTGGTTGAGTTTGGCTTTTCCTTGTCATGGGCAACAACCTTAACCTTGTCACCTTCATTTGTGATTAGAAGGTTCGGCAACTGAAGAACTGCTGCTGCTCTAAGAACATCACTGAGTTCTTGTTGGGACAACTCAAAGACTACCTTCACTGGAGGAAGGTTCAAAGTCTTCGGGGGGCGACAACCGTCAACCAATCTAGGATCTGCATAGTGATACTCACAGAACTGGCGACCAGACTTCATTCGCAGGGATCCCTCACCAAATTCAATCTCGGGATCATTGAATAGAGAATGTGTTCCAAGAAACTGCGTCAAGTCCCAGATTGCAAACTCAGTTGGAAACTGCTCCTCAACGTGAGCGTTAAACATAATATTTTTACCGGGAGAGACACACACAAGTTCATCGCCGGGGAGAACATGGATGTTGGAATTGATACCTGCCATGCTCTTTAGAATTGCTACGGTTTGCTTTGATAGTTTCATAGTATTATTTGCCACAGTTGTCATTCACATGCTCCTAGTTTTTTGGTTGGTTTTCTGCGAGTCTCTCGATATCAGTTTTCAGTTTTTCGATGTCGGGGACTTCTGAAGTATACACGACACTGCACTCCTCCACAACTGATTTCATTAGATTCTTAACAGCAACTTTTTGTTCCTTATCCATGAACGAGTACCTAGAGGTTTCATCATCTTTATCAAGGTCAACAAGAGGAATGGTAAAGATATCGGTAGCCGCCACAGCAACTGTCCCTGCCTCTTTCATATCAACAAAGACATCACCCAACACGGGAGACTCGACTTCTTTGCCCTCAAGAATTTGCTTGTATTTTTCATTGACCACATCTGATACTTGCTTGATGCCGTCCTCGATAATTGCCATGAGTTCCTCTTCTGTATACTCTGGACTTTCTGCTTCTTTACTCATTTCGAAACCTTTCTATATGATTTGTATGCACTTTCAACTATCTCTCTCAAGTTGTATGAAGGCTCCCAACCACTAACATTCTTGAATTTTGTTGATTCTGCAATTACAAGATGGGGGTCACCCTCTCTTGGTTTAACATGTTGAATGTCAAGTTCGCCCTGTGTTATTGATACAACCTCTTTGATTACTTCCCATACAGTGCTACCTTTGTTGGTTCCCAGATTAAACACACCATTGATCTCTTCATTTTCAATAGAAATCAAGATAGCAGAGGCGATATCCGTTGGGTGGATGTAATCACGAATACACGTTCCGTCTGGTGTTGGTAGATCTGTTCCATAGATTTTCACCGAACCAGTATCTTTAATAACAGATTTTAAGACCTGTGGAATTAGGTTTGATTTACTACCCCAGTTGATGTCTTGGATTTTATTATCGATGTCATTACCAGCCGCGTTGAAGAAGCGAAACGAAACATACCTGAAAGCAGGGCTTTGACTCGCGTGCTTTTTCAGCACAGTTTCCACCATCAGTTTACTCTCACCGTAGGGAGTGACTGGCTTACATCTATCGCTCTCTCTTAAGATACCATCAGGAGAGATATTTCCGTACACGGCTGCCGATGATGCAAATATAAAAATATTTACACCATGAGACTTCATCATCTCAAGTAGTTTTAATGTCTTTGCTGTGTTGTTTTCATAATACTTGAGTGGACTCTGAATTGATTCTGGTGCAGAGATATAAGCAGCACAATGTACCACTGCATCAATCTTGTTGTTTGACATAATGCCGTTCATATAGACATCATTTTCGATATCTGCATTGTATACAGACAACTTCTTTCGTCTACTCAAACACTTCTTTAGATGTTTACACGCTTTCTCGTCTTTGTCAACTACAATCACTTTGCAACCAGAACGCAAACAAGAAAGGACAACATGGCTTCCGATGTATCCTGCACCACCTGTAATTAAAATAGTTTTGTTCTTCATTGCCACCATTCTGGTACATCCCTATTTTTCCACTTGGCGAAGTATGCTTTTTCGCCTCGATAGTAATTTCTGTAAGATTCTACAGGACACTCCACCTTGTATTCGTCAGGCATTGCAACGGCAAATGTGGTTTGCTCTGTTACTGGAATATTGATCGGTTCACGATTGAACAGATATTCGATTAGTGTCTGTGATTTGTGTGTCTTTTCGTAGCGGTGTGTATACTCACGACAGAGAGCCATCGCGTGCGTGGCGTGCCAGCGGTAGTTCATTCGGCTTTCCATCGTCCACCTTGTACAGGGATGATTGACAAACGATGCCTTCCAGAGTTTGTCTTCACGCTCATCACTTAGCCGCCATCGCTTGATGCGTCTTCCATTCTTTGTCTTGTCGTAGTATTCGTCACCATCGAGAACACGATGGGAGGTCGAAAGCATCTGACCCGCTTCGAGGATCATTTTCACCACATGCTTATCAACCATCTGTCTCGCGGCTTTAACCGGATTCTCATCAATAACAAAAATATTCATTTTGGAAGTGGAGCCTCGTAAAAGATTTTAATACCCAAAGCACGAGCAAGGGCAAGTTCTGCATTTGCACCTTTGCTCTTCTCCCAACCACTCATCATATAGATTGCCGTGCAATCATCGCACAGTGCGTCCATGTCACGCTTAAGAGCAGCACGCATGAATTCATGATCCTCATAGCAGTTATCAGGATCGAAATCATATGAAGATGAAATTGGTTTACCTTGATCCCGGTCTAGTTCAGCGGGGTTGATCACCTTCCAACCCTGATCTCTAAGGACTCTGGCACAACGATCAAATGCAGGGTAGTTGTAATTTTCAAACCCTCGCATCGGACCTGCAACATAGATTGTTGGTAGTCTTTCACTCATGATGTAAATCTTATCACTTCTATGAGTGTTGTCAAGTAGGATTCTGAACAACTACTCCAGTTGGTTTGCCTAACATAATCTTAAGATGTTCTTTCCCACCAATCTTTCTCTTATACCACCCAGTGTAACCGGGATATTTTCCATTTGGGTTTTCACCGACAAACGTAAACACTTTGTTGGGTAGTAACTTTTTAATATCATCTTCGTTCGCAACAAAGGGGACTTTCTTTCGAGTAATCATAATGTGAGCAATCGCGTCACTCATCTCAGCATAGTTGCCTGTGGTGTTCAGCATCTTGGCTGTCTTATTGATAAGGATAGCCTTTGCCGCCTCGGAGCCATCGCTTGCAGAGCCGGTCATCTTCATCCCTCCGGGTCCGGGTTTTCCAAATCTAACAATATCGGCATCTGGATCTTTGTCTACATTGGCAACAAGCCAACTGGTGTGGTCATCAGGTAGATCCGAAAACTTTTTGAAGTCTGGATAGCCACCGATCTTCTTATAGGTTTTTTCAATCATGTCATAGATCTCTTTCGAGATGTCATTGTTCTTACCAAGAAGTTTTGTTGGAACGCTTACAAACTTTCTGTTGGGAAGTTTCAATTCTTCTTTGACAAAATGCTTAAATGATTTCATGGCTTTACCTCAGTATACGATTTTCTTATTGGGCGACTGGAAATTTTTCTTACGCATGATGGTCTTTGCCCTGACCTCAAAACTACCATCAGATTTTGTGTCAATTACAACAGGAAGGTTCAAATCTTTTTGCATATCAAACACAACGGCTTGACCCTCCCCGTGTCCTTTGATTCGCTTCCCTCCATATTTGTTCATCTTCTTGAACAACTGCTGCAACTCACTGATTTTGATACAGGGTCTGTTTCGATCATCGCTCATACGATCACGGAAGTGTTTCGTAAACTCTACGTCAATGTCAAACTTACTCAGTAGACGATCAGCAAAGATCTCTAGATCTTTCATCTGCTTGGGGGAATACTGTTGACACTCCTCCTCCGTAATGTAACGCTTAAATGACTTCATACTCGGGGTGGTCCGTATCTGTACTTATGGTTACTAGGCAGTTCGTTTTGTCTACCGTACTTGTGTGCAAGGTATCCTTCACAAAGAATCCTCGTAGTCGCATCTTTTGTATTGTAGATAAGAATCTCGGGGAATCCGTGGCTGAAGGCTGAACTGCTGTAAAGGTTACCCCCTCCAGCCTCAGTGATAACCTCGCAGAAAATATTTCTTGGTTTGGTATCAGACAAATTTCCATTTTGACCTGTTGACGTTCCTAAAGATGTTCCATCTTCAAAGAACTCGGAGTTTCCACTACCGTCTCTTTGATAAGCGATAATGAACTGTTCTTTATCAAATATCTGTGAGTTTCCGCTTTTAGATTGAAGTGTTTCTTCGTGTGTATTTCCGCTCATCACAGACTGAATTTTAACGGTACATGTTCCTGACACAAGACTTGAATTAACCTGAAATTTCAAGGAATACCTTGATGCCACCGTTTGAGTGCCGTCAGATATGATACTCACATCCGTACCTGAATAGGGGAATTCAGCCGAGCCTGAGCGTGCCAAGCCAGCCACTACAAGGACGCTAAACGCTCCAGTTCCGGGGTCAATCTGTGGGGCAGAAGATTCGGGTATCGAACCCCCCCGTGCTTGATCTGCTGCTCGGTAGACATCAAACTTTCTTGTGTTTTGCGTACCGAATGTCATTCCATTCCCGGCACTAACCAAACTTGGAACCAAACCTTTTACCGCTGTAAATTCTTGGTCGTCTGGTCCACCCATTACACTTCCAAAAGAACTTGAGTCAAACCATTTGTTTTGTGCAGTGTCTGTGTCACTGGTTGACTCGCCGTTGTGTGGACGAATCACCTCTGGACGCATCCACAACTTTAAGTCGTCGCCAATGCTTGCAGGTGTCCATAAGCGACTACCGGCAGGCATCGTCTGATTGTTCTGAGATTTGATTCCTGCTGATTTCATGTTGCCTTCTTTGGTGGTCCGTATTTGTATGGATGAGTTGTTGGGAGAACAGAGGAAATGCCAACCTCATGTGCAAGATATCCCTCTAGTCGTTGTCTATCAAAGTCTGTAATCACACCGGTCGAACCCGAACCGCCGTAGATAAACTCAGCAATCTCTCCAGTTGCATGACCTGAAACTCCCTTAGAACCCAAGTTTATACAGCCAAGTCTAAGTGCTCCGTCTCCGCCAATAGCAATGGTTGTTCCTGAAAGAGGAGTACCAGTAGATACACCATTTATGAATAAAGAAATAGTGCCAGAAACTCTGGTGGCAACGAGCAAAGTGGTGCTACCAAAAACGCTAGAGTCTCCAGTCACCGTTCCTCCGTTACCCAACTTTAATTGGGGGGTTCCAAGAGCGGTAAGAGAAAGTTTAATTTCATTACTGTTGGATTGTCTTTGGGCGGAACACAATATGGGTGTCCCACTTGCAGCAAATTGAAAAGCAGATGCAAAAAGAAAATCTCCAAGACCGAATTCAAGTGCATCGGGTGGAGGGTCGAGGATCATGGACTTATCATCAGTAGCATCAAACACTGCAACCTTCTTACCTCCAAAGTTAGATGATGTTGCAATGTCCGGTCGCTGAGTCGCACCTCCGGAATCGGCGGGAGAGAG